AACGCTCGGCGATCCGGTCAACTTGACGACATCGTGGCAGCGGTTCTCGCAGGTGGTCGATCTGCCGTCGATTGCAGACAAGGTGCTGGGGACGGACGGGGATGACTTCTTGTCCGTGACGCTCGACGTTAAGCGGGGGGAGGTCGGCACTGACTTGGGCGACGACACAATCGACCTGGCCCGCGTCTCGCTGGTCGAGGGCGATGCGACCGGCGAGGCTGACCCGTTCCCGTTCAGACACATCGCGCAGGAGCTGGAGCTGTGCCGTCGATACTACGTGCGGCTGACGGCGCCTGCGAATGGGTGCCGGGTCGCGACCGGCTTCGTCAATACGGAGACGCAGGCGATCTTTCAGCTCCATGGGCGCGCGTTTCGGGGAACGCCGGCCGCGTCCTTCAGTAACCTGACGGTGCAGCACCCCGGCGGCTCGGCAATCGCATCGAGTATCTCCGAGGTCGTGATGATCGACGACGTCCTGCACCTGACCGTCGATGCTACCGGCCTGACGAGCGGCGATGCATGCCAGCTGCGGCTCCCGTCCGTTGGCGATTACCTCGCGCTCAACGCGGAGATTGGATGACGGCCCGCTTCGGCGGGCCGCTTTCGGTTGATGGCAGAACGGCGGGCGCTCCCCGCCCCTTACAAGGAGGCTCATGATGAGCGATCCCACCTTTGGCATTTCGATCACGCAGATCGACAACGAGCCGCGTCCGGCTATCACGACGGACATGTCCGTCATCGGGCTTGTCTTCACGGCGCCGAATGCCGACGCGGACGTCTTCCCGCTGAATACGCCGGTGCATTTCTACTCCGACAACACTGCCAAGGTGGCGGCGCTCGGCGACGAGGGCACCGGCCCGTGGGCTGTCGAGCTTATCAACCAGCAGCTCGGGGAATTTCAGGTTGCGGCGAGCATCGTCGGCGTCCGCGTCGAGGACGGTGCAACCGTCGCGGAGACCATCGCGAACCTGCGCGGCGATCTCAACAGCCGCACCGGCATGTACGCGCTGCTCGATGCCGGATCGATCCTCGGCATCACGCCCCGCCTGATCGGCGTCCCTGGCTACACGTCGCAGCCGGCCGGCCTCATCAGCGGCGTGACGATCGTCTCGGGCGGTGCCGACTACGTCGTCGGCGACACGGTGTCCGCCACGGGCGGCGGCGGCAGCGGCTTTGCTGCCGAAGTCACGGCCGTCGATGGCTCGGGCGCGATCACGGAAATCACGATCACCGATCCGGGCAGCGGCTACACCTCGGCGCCGACCCTTTCCGTGACCTCCTCTGCGGGCACCGGCGCCAGCCTGACCGCGACGGTCGATCTCTACAGCAACGCGATCATCGCTGGCCTGCCGACGCTCCTCGATCGCCTGCTCGCGGTCGCCGTCGTCGACGGCCCGTCGACCACCCAGACGGCCGCGATCAACTGGCGCGAGACGATCAATTCGAAGCGGATCATTCCGGTCGAGACGGCCGTCAAGGTGCTCGACAGCGACGGCAGCGTCATCACCGTTCCGGCCTCGCCGGCGATCCTCGGCATCGCCGTCCGTCGCGACCACGAATTCCAGGGCCGCCCCTTCCATAGCTGGGCGAACCAGCCGGTGCGCGGCATCGTCGGTCCGGCCCGGCCGATCGAATTTTCGATCCTCGACGGCGCGTCCGAAGGGCAGACGCTGCTCGCGAACAACATCGGCATCATCGTCCGGGGCGAGAACACGGACGGGTCGGCCGCGGACGGCGGCTTCATCTTCGTCGGCACCGATACCTGCTCCGAGGACACGCTGTGGCGCTTCTACAATCAGGTGCGCGGCCGCGATTACATCCACCTGATCTTTGTCAAGACGCTGCGGTATTTCCTCGGGCGCCGGAACATCGACCGGGGCACGATCGAAGACATCGTCAATACGATGAAATTCGCGCTCCGCGACATCCAGGCGACGGGCGATCTTCTCGGCTTCCGCGTGAATTTCACGCGCGATGCCAACAGCCCCGAGCAGCTTCGCCTCGGCCGCTTCACGGTCGCCTTCCAGGCGGAAGAGCCGCCGGTGCTGCGCTACCTCGGCATTCAGTCGGCGCGCTATCGCCCGGCGCTCGACACGCTGTTGAGCGACCTGCTGGCGCAGCTCGACATCAACGCCTGATCGGCCGCCAAGGCCACCCGCGCCGGGATGGCCCGGCGCGCCCGTTCATCGCTCATCGGAGGCTCATCAAATGGCGAGCACGATCTACATCATGGAGGCCGCAAACCTCTTCTGCGGCGATCACGACCCGGCGAATTCCAAGCATCTGACGCTCGAAGAGCTGAAGCTGCCCGACCTTCAGGAAGTCCTCGTCGATCACCAGCCGGGCGGCGGCAAGGTCGGCGTCGAATTTGCGGTCGGCATCGAGAAGCTCGAACCCACCTTCAACCTGAAGGGCTGGGACATGCCGCTCCTGCGGCAGTTCGGGCTGGGCTCGCGCGAGCGCCGCGTCTTCACGGCCTATGGCGTCGTCCGCGACAAGCGGACGGGCCGTGCGATCGAGGCCAAGGCCGTGATGGAGGGGCGCCTGTCGCGCATCGCTCCGAGCGCCTTTCAGCGCGGCGAGGCGATGAACCACGAGTATGCGATCAACGAGGTGCTCCACTACGAGCTGCACTTCGACGGCATCGAGGAGCTGTACTACGACTTCTTCACGAACACGCTGCGCCTCGGCGGCGTCGATCCTGATCCCGAGATCAACAACATCCTGCGCATCAGCAACGCGGGGTGAGGGCAGCAGCCTACCCGATAACGCGCCCGCCCGGCTTCGGCCGAGGCGGGCTTTTCTTTGGGAGAGAAGCCTGTGGTGAAATACGACCTGAAGACGCCGATCGAGATCAACGGCGCGACGATCGCGTCGGTCACGATCCGACAGCCGAAGGGCCGCGACATGGTCGAAGTCGGCGACGACTTCGCGACGCTCGCCCGCTTCTATGCGGCGAATGCGCAGGCAATCACGGCCGCGATGGAGCAGGCCGCCGCCGCCGGCGCCGAGGATGCCGCCGCCGGGAAGGACGCGCCGGACTTCGGCCGCCTCGCCGGCATCGATGCCGCTGCGATCACGCCGGCCGACGCCTCGATCTACAAGGCGATGATCGCGGTCGCCGGGCAGATGACCGGCCTCGGCGACGGCGCCGCCGAGCTTTCCGTCCCTGACCTGACCGAGATCGCGACGAGGGCCTTTACCGGCCTGGGGGAATAGCAGGGGCGTGGAGCGGCAAGCAGTGGAAGCGCGGCGTCGGCTTCGCCGCGCAGCAGCTCAACACGCCCCTGACTGATCTTCTCGAAATGCCGGTCGGCGAACTTGTCGACTGGATGGAAACCGCGTCGCGCATGCCGAGGCTTTCCTGATGGCGACCAAGACCAGCACCCTGACCGTCCGCCTGATCGACGCCGTCACCGGCCCGGCGCGCGCGGCGGCGCGCGCCATCAAGGGCATTGGCGCGGCGGTCAACGAGACGAACATGCGGCGCCTTCTCATCGGCGTCGCCGTCAACGATCTGAAGAAGAACGTCGGCCGCGCCGCGCGCGACATCAAGCGCAACGTCGACACGCTGTCGTCGAGCATGGCCGTGCCGACCGCCCTGATGACGGGCTTCGGCGCGAAGGCCGTCTACGAATTCGAGAAGGTATCGAACGCCGTCAAGGCGGTCACGAACATCACGGATGAGCAGAAGCGGTCGCTGCAAGGCTACGCGCAGGAGCTGAACAAGCTCTTCCCCTACACGAACCGGGACATCATGTCGGCCGCCTTCGAGCTTGGCCGCGCCGGTTTCAACTTCGAGCAGATCATGGGGACGCTGCGCGGCACCCTCAGCCTGGGGCTCGCCGGCGACATCGATCTTCAGCGCGCGGCCGATATCGCGACGAACGTCCTGACGGCGATGCGCCTGCCGGCGCAGACGGCCGAAGAGGCAGCGGCCTCGCTGAAGCGCGTCAACGACGTCATTGCCTACGTCGCGACGTCCTCGAACACCGACGTCGGCCTGATGGGCGACACGCTGAAATACGTCGCCCCGATTGCGGCGGCAGCCGGCGTCTCGCTCGAAGAGCTGGGCGCCGCGAGCATGGTCTTGGCGAAGGGCGGCATCAAGGGCGCCGAGGCCGGCGTCGCGCTGCGCTCGGCACTGACGCGCATGGTCAAGCCGTCGCTCGACGCCAGGCAGGCGATGGCCGAGCTTGGGCTGTCCTTCGAGGACTTCGCTACATCCTTCCGCGCCTTCTCGGTCGACGAGCTTGCTGCCGGCCTGAAGAACGTCGGCTTCGACATCAGCCCCGTCGCCGGGACGCTGCGGAAGCGCCTCGAAGGCAAGACGCTCGAAGAGAACCGGGGCGAAATCTACGACATCATCCTTGAGACGATCATCAAGGGGATGGACATCAAGCGGCAGGTCGACCAGACGAAGGTCGCCAAGGCCGTGTCGCGCTTCATTTCCAGCCAGGCAAACGAGCTGGATATGGTCGCCCTCTTCGAGGCGCTGGTCGAGAAGGGCGTGACGACCGGGCAGATGGCCCGCATCTTCGATCAGCGGCAGGGCGCGCGCCTGACGAACCTCCTGCGCGATATGTTCGGGACGCCCGAGCTGACGACGGCGCTCGACGAGATCAACAAGAAGTCCAGCGGCGCTGCCGATCGCATGGCCGCAATCCGCATGGAAGGCATCGTCGGCGTCGTCGCAGCGCACGTCGCCGCCTGGGAGAACCTCTTCATCGCCATTGCCAAGTCGGGCGTGCTCGAAGCCGTCACGAACGTCCTGACGACGCTGACGGGCGCGCTTGAGAAGATGGCGGCGTCGAACCCCGAGCTGCTGAAATGGGGCACCTACGCCGTCATGGCTGTGGCTGCCCTCGGCCCGCTGACGATCCTGCTCAGCGGGTTCGCCGGGGCGCTCGGCGCCATCGGCGCCGCGATGCGTGTCATTGCGGCAAGCGCGGCAGGGACGGTCGCTGTCTTCCGGGCAGCAGCCAGCGTCGGGGCCGCGACGGGAGCGGCCGGTGCAGCAGGCGCGGCGGGCGCCGCCGGTGCTGCCGCTGCGAAGAAGGGCATCTTCCGTCGCCTCATGCGCTTCGGCGGCATCGCCGGGACGGCTCTGGGGCTCAATGAGCTGCTCGGATACCTTGACCCCAAGGGCAACCTGTGGGGCCTGACGAGCGGCATTGACGCCTGGGCGAAGCGCAATCTCGGCTTCGACCCGTCCAACATCGGCGGCGGCGGCTCGACGATGCCAGGCGCGACGCCGGCCGAGGCGCAAGCCTACACGCGGCAGCGGCTCGAAGAGATCGACCGCAAGATCAGCGAAATTCAAGCGCGGACGCATCCGGCAATGCGGGATGCGCCGAACCCTGAGCTTGATCGCCTGCGCTTTGAAAAGGCCGCGCTCGAAAACGAGCTTGCGGCTGCCGGGCAGCAATCCGGCGCCGCCTTCCGGGAAGGGCTCAATGCCGAGATGCAGGCAGCCGTCAAGGAGGCCGAGGCGGCAGCGGCTCGGATCAAGAGCGCCCTCGAATTCACGGCGCGGCCGACGATCCAGCCTCGCGTCGATGGCGCGACGCTGCGCGGCGTCCACGCCGATACGGGAGTTGACTGATGCTCATGATGCTCGGGCCGCTGATGATGGAGGTGTGGCCCTTCAATCCGACCGAAACGAGCAGAGAGGCGGGCGGCGACTATGTCGAGAAGCCGGTAATGGGCCGCCGCCCGCCGCTCGAATTCGTCGGCGAGGCGTCGGAGACCTTCACGATCACGGCGCGCCTCTTCCCGGCCAAGCTCGGCGGCCTCGGAGGCTTGGGGCAGCTCAACGCGATGCGCCAGAGCGGTATCCCGCAATATCTGATGCGCGGCGACGGCATCCCACTCGGCTGGATGGTCGTCGAGCGCGTCAGCGAGCGCAGTTCGCACCTCGACGCGAAGGGCGTCGGGCAGGTCATCGACGTCGACATCACGCTGAAGCGGGCCGACGCGCCGAACGCGGCCAACTTCTTCGCTGCCATCTCGGGAATTCTGCAATGACGGAAAGCACGAAGATCGAGACGATCGTCGTCGAGACCGAGGACACGCCGCTCGACCTCCTGATCTGGCGGCGCTTTCACACCCGAACGCCTGGGCTCGTCGAGCGCGCCTTGTCCCTCAACGTCGGCCTCGCTGACAAGGGCCTCATCATCCCGGTCGGCACGGCCGTGCAAATCCCGGTCGATGCGCCGGACAAGACGCCGGCGCAGCGGCCCGTCGTCCGTCTGTGGGGCTGATCCGTGACGCGCCGCACCATCTGCATCGTCCGCATCAACGGCGTCGACGTCTCATCGGCCGTCCTGCCGCGCCTGACGAGCCTTTCGATCACGAACAAGGCGGGCACGGTCAGCGACACGACGAGCCTGGAATTTGACGACGCCGGCGGCGTCATCCTCCTGCCCGAGGACGGCGTGCCGATCGAAATTCAGCTCGGGGACGATATCGGCGGCGTCGCGACCGTCTTCCGTGGCGTCGTCGACGAAGTCCGCTCATCGGGCTCGCGCAGCAGCGGCCTCACGCTGTCGATCTCGGGAAAGGGCGTCGACACCAAGGGCAAGGCAAAGCAGCAGCAATCCCGTCATTGGGACAACAAGAGCCTCGGCGACGTCTTCCGCGACGCCGCACAGGCGGCGGGGATCGGCAGCGTCCGCGTCGATCCCGCACTCGCGGGCATCGTCCGCTCATATTGGGCGATGCAGGGCGAGAGCTTCCTGCATTGGGGCGAGCGGATCGCGCGCGAGGTCGGTGGCACGTTCAAGGTCTCGAACGACGTCGCGATCCTCGCCCTGCGCAATGGCGGGCAGGCGCCGAGCGGCGACGCCCTGCCGACGATCCGAGCGGCCTATGGCGACAATCTGATCTCGTGGGACATCGCGCCGATCCTCGGCCGACCGCGCTATCGCAAGACGCGCGTGCGCTACTACGATCCGAAAACGGCCGAATGGAAGGTCGAGGACGTCGAGGTCGCCGACGAGAAGGCGCAGGCCGAGTATACCGGCCGCTATTCCGCCTCCGATCAGGGCGAGGCGCGCCGGGCGGCCGAGAGCCGCAAGACCGACAGCGAGCGCGGCAAGGGCGGCGGATCGATCACGATTGACGGCAACGCCGATGCCGAGCCCGAGGGCACGGTCATTCTCGTCGGCGCCCGGCCTGGCATCGACGGCACCTATCGGATCGACAGCGTCAATCACGACTTTTCCCGCAGCTCGGGGTGGACGACCCGCCTCGACGTCAAGCAGCCGCAGGGCGACGCCGGCACCGACAGCCGAGGCGGCTAGAGCGCCCCACCCCTTTTCAGAAGCAGCAGAGGAGACGACCATGACCACATGGCCGTTGCAGCGCGATTGCGCGAAGTTCTACGGCAACCCGGCGACCGCCAACGGCAACGCTTCGGCGAAGTGGGAGAAGGAAAACCTGATCCTCATTCCGTGCCCGTGGGAGCTTCGGTACGATGGCAAGCCGGTCAAGGGCATCCGCATCCACAAGAAATGCGCCGACAGCCTGTCCCGCATCCTCAATCGCATCTGGGAGCGCTGCGGCAGGTCGCAGGCGGAGATCGACCGCATCGGCATGTCGGTCTATGGCGGGAGCTACAACTTCCGCAAGATGCGCGGCGGCTCGTCCCTGTCGATGCACAGCTATGGGTGCGCCGTCGACTTCGACCCGCCGCGCAACGGCCTCGGCAACAAGAACCCGGCAATGGACCGCCGCGTGATCGAGGAATTCGAGCGCGAGGGCTGGGAGTGGGGCGGGCATTGGAGCCGCCCGGACGGGATGCACTTTCAGGCCGCGTGGACGAAGGCGAACCCGCCGCGCCTGAAGGCGGCCGCCGCTGCGGCGCCTGCCGCAGCGAGCGCCAAGAAGGCGGCCGCCACGCCGTTCCCGCCTGGCGTCTACAATGCCGAGTGCGAGCGCCTTCAGATCGCGCTGAAAGACCTCGGCTATCACGAGGTCGGCCTGATCGACGGCAAATGGGGCTCGCGCACGCAGGGCGCGCTCCTCGCCTTCAAGGCCGACAACGGCCTGCCGCTGAGCGTGGCCGTCGATGATGCGACGTGGATGGCGCTCGCACGCGCCAAGCCGCGCCCCATCGCGCCCGAGCGCGCCGAGGCGACGACGGCCCCGAGCCCTGCCGCGAAGGCTGCACAGGCGGCGAAGATCGTCGGCGGCACTGCCGCAGCCGTGGGCGCGGCCGACGCTGCCCTTGAGCCGGCCGGCGGTGTCGGCGGCTTCCTCGAATGGCTGACCGGCCTCGGCGACATGGCGAGCACCATCACGGGCGCACTGACGCCCTTCCGCGACCTCTTCGCGTCGCTCGCCGGCAACTGGCCGCTCGTCTTGATCGTCGTCGGCGTCGCGCTCTTCTTCGTCGGCCGTCGCATCTTCCGCGACGAGCTTGAGAGCTTCCGCAACGGGGAATGGACATGATCTCAGGCGTCGTCTCGTTCCTCACGTCCCGCGCCGGCCTGGTCGCGATCGCGCTCATTGCCGGCTTCCTCTACGGGCACCGCGTCGCGAGCCAGGGCGAGGAGGCGCGCAGGCTGAGGGACGAGAACGCCGCCCTGCGCATTGACCTCGTTGCTGCGACGAACGCGGCCCGCATTGCCGAGGCTGAGGCGGCGGGGCTCCGCGACCTTCAGAGGAACCTAAAGGAGGCCGTTGATGCCTACGCCGCCGACCTTGCGAGCCGCCCCGAGGATAGTGCTTGTCGCCTTGGCGACAGCGACATTGAGCGCCTGCGCAAGCTCCGGTAATGCGCCGGGAGCGCGAACCCTACCGCCGGCCGCGGCCGCCGGCTCCCTATTCGAGCCGGTCCCGCACCCTTCCATCCGCAAGGGAGACGACGCGCGCGCCAAGCTCGCGGAAACCGCGGCCGCGCTGACGACAGCCAACCGCCGGATCGAGGGGGCTCGCCGGTGGTACGAAGGCATCCGCGAGAGCTACGCCAGGGGCGGGCAGTAATGGGGGGTAATCGTGAACGATCGCACGCAAGATGCCCGGCCTCTGTCGTCCGAGGAGACGGAGCGCCTGCGCCTTCTGCTGAAGGCGCTGCCCGACGAGGAGGCCGCGAAGCAGGCCGCCCAGCTATTCCAGACCTATCGGGCGCTGGGGCAAGTCGGGAAGCTCTTCATTGGGGTGCTGAAGATCATCGCGGTCGTCGCGGCCGGCGTCATCGCCTGGCTACAGCTTCGGGGGCTCTGGTTCGGCAAGGGAGGAGGCCAATGAAGCGCATCGCCGCGTGTGCGAAATTCGTCTGGCGCCTGACGGTTCCAGCGTCCTTCATCGTCGTGATCAGCTCGCTCGCGATCTGGTCATTCGACAACGCCCCGCCCCTCGAAATCCGATCGCTCGCAGTCCGCGATGGCGCCGTCCATCGCGGCGGCGTCCTCTTGATCGACTATGACATCGTTCCGCACCGGGCCTGCTACGGCACGCTGCAACGGATCATCGTCGACAGCCAGGACGTTGTGCAGCTCGTCGAGCCGCAGCATTTCACGCCGGCGACATCCGACCGGAAGGAGACCCGCTTGACCGTCTCGGTCCCTGTCCCGGTCGGCGCCGCCCTCGGCCTCGCGCGCTATCAGGCCGTCATCCAATACCAATGCAATCCATTGCAACGGCTCCTTGGAACGTCGATCGACGTCCGCACGCCGATCGTGCAGTTCGAGGTCTTGCCCGCCGGATCGGTGAGGCCGGTGCCGGCGCCGCCAGACACGCGGGACGATCCCGACAACCTCTACATCCCGCTCCCAGCGCCGGCCGTTCCAACGCCGCAGCGCGCGAAGCCGCGCGACGGCAATCTGCGCACCCCTGACAAGATGCTCGCCAGCCTGCGCCTCGTCACCGCAGGTATGGCCCCGGCATCGCCGCTCATCATCAACGCGGCTGCCTCGACATGCGAGCCGGGCAAGCGCCGCGTCGCGCCATATTCGCGCGTCGTCAACGGCGTCCCGCAGCACGTGCGCGGCTACTGCCGCAGGCAATGAATTCGCCGGCCCGAGGCCGGCGTCCGATGCCCTCCATGGGCGTTTCCTCCCTAGACTGCCCCTGTCCGGTTCGCCGGGCAGGGGCTCTTTTTTTGTGCCTTGGTTCGGCGGGGCGGCCCCGGAACGCATCGTGAAAGCGCGGGAGGTTCGGCGCGCCGAACGTCGCCCAACCCTTTGATCTGCCGAAGCCCTGGCGGTCCTGCCGGGACCGCCAAGAACTTTGATTTTATTGAGGAATTCCCCGGTTCGGCGGGGAATGGCGGAAGGTTCGGCGCTGGGCCTTCCCTCATTGGCGGCGGAGGCGGAATGCAACCGCCTCCGCCATCACCTTCCGCCGCGCGCCTTCCGTGTACCGCTGGACCTCCGCCAGCGAGCGATGGCCGGTTATCGCCATGATTTCGTGGTCGCTGCATCCAAGCTCGGCAAGCCGCGCCGCGATGGCCTTGCGCAAGCCATGCGCCGAGCAATGCCGAAGGCCGGCCTGATCGCACCAATTGCGGAAGCGGATGCCAAAGCCCTTGGCGGTGTATGGCTCGCCCCTATGTGTCACAAGCCATGTCTGCGAGCCGACAACCGGCGTCGCGTCGATGACCTCCTTGAGCGCGGGCAGGATCGGGATTGCCATGTCGACCGGATTGCGCTCCCGGTTCTTCCACTGCGTGAAGTACAGCCAGCCGTCGCGGACCATCGGCGGGCCGAACCGAACGACGTCGCTCCGGCGCTGGCCGGTATAGAGAAGCAGCGCCATCGCAAGCCGCGCCTTCGTCCCGACAGGGTGACGGCGCTCGAATTGCTCAACTTCCTCTATTGTCCACGAATGATGGCCGCCCTTCCGAACCTTCAGTTTCGGGACGTCGCGGATCGGGTTGCGGGTGACAATGTCCGGCTCGGCGTCCATGCCCCACTTGAAGGCGTACCCGAGGCACTTCATCCGGTTGTTCGCGGCATTCGGGAACTTCGCCTTGCGGTCGCGCAGGACGCGCAGCGCCTTGTAAGTGAGCTGGTCGATCGGGATTTCCGCGAACGTCCGATCCGAGCCGGGCGCTATCGGCTCGCGCATTGCCTCTTCAAGAAGCCCGCGCCGATGACGCTGCGTGTCCTTGTTCAGCATCTGGAACTCGACGGAGTTCAGATAGGCCTGGCAAAGCCAGCCGAGCGTCCCTTTCTCGACGCGCAGGACGGCAGGGGCGGGGCGCCGCTTCGGCTTCGGCTCGGCCGCCGCTGCGGCCGCATAGCGCTCGGCGAAGTCCGGCGCGGACGGATCAGGCAGCGCAATGCGCGGGCCGTCGCCTTTCCGGTAATAGTAGCGGACGCGGCCGTGCCGATCCGTCTCTCTGCGGACGTGTGGAAAGTCCTTCATCGCTTCCTTCCTTCATTCAAAGCTCGACATGCGCCCACGGATTGTCGGGCGCGCCGTCAGTAGGAAGCGCGTCGAAGGCTTCGTCCAGCGCTCGAACGTCCCACACGACGCGGCCGCCGATCCGCTTCGGGCGCGGCATCCGCCCGTCCTTGACCATCTCGTCGAACATCGTGGGGGAAACGCCAATGTAGCGCGCGGCCTCTACCCGTGAGAGGCCGCGCGGCGGAAGCGAACGGGGAAGGACGTCACGGCGATCAGGCTGCACGTCCTTCCTCCGTCAGAAGGGAATGTAGTCGTCGTGATCGCTGTAGTCCGGCGCGCGCCGGCCGTAGTCGTTCCGCCCGCCGCCGCTGCTGCGCCGATCATCCCGGCCGCTGTCCCGCCTGCCGCGGTCGTCGTCCCGCCGGTCTCCGCCGCCCTGGCCGTCGCCCTTCGGCATGAGCTTCAGCACGGCATTGAAGCCGCGAAGGACGACTTCGGTCGTGTAACGCTTCTCACCGTCCTTCTCCCACTCGCGCGTTTCGAGCTGCCCCTCGACGAGGACGCACGATCCCTTGCGCAGATACTGCTCGGCGATCTTGACCAGCCCCTCCGTCCAGATGACGACGTTGTGCCATTCTGTCCGCTCCCGGCGCTCGCCGGTTTGCTTGTCCCGCCAGGTCTCGGATGTCGCGAGCCTGAATGAGCAGACCTTTCCGCCGCTGTGCAGCGTGCGCACCTCGGGATCGCGGCCGAGGTATCCGATGAGCGTGACCCGGTTATACATGGCGCGCTCCTGCGCGGGCCTTCCTGCGCATCATCATTGTGCCTTTTCGGATTGGGCGCTCGCCCTCGGGGTCGAGCGCCATGAGGATGTCCTTGCCGACCGAATAGCCACCGCGGCGGTGGCGCTCCCACTGCGCCTCGGTCATGCCGAGACGCAATGCGTTCTCCCGTGCGAGCCGTCGGATCGCCTCGCGATCCTCGACCGACATGACCTGCCGTGTGATCCTGACCTCAGACGTTGCACGCTTCACCTCCTTCCCGTCGAACATCTCCACACCCCACGCGAGACTTAACAGCGGGTGGATGCTCTCCGCTGCATTCTAAACAAATGCCTGTCGTCTCAATGCTGATCGTCCTGCGCAGCGGCCCCTTCGGCCTTCAGCGCCTGGGGCGCGGGGGACGGGGCGACCGGGCGGACGCGAGACGGCGCGAAGGCGGCGGCGGCATCACGCGGGCTGGCGTTGTAGAGGGCGATGATGCGCCCCAGGCGCAGGATGTCGTCGGCCGTGAATTCCCGCCGGCCCTCGTTCAACGCGACGACGACACGATCGCTGTTGAAGAGCGACGCGATGACCTGCGCGCTGTCCAAATCCTCGCGGATCGAAATTTCCTTCAACACGGACGAGATGCTCATATCAGTCTCCATTCGATGCCGTTGATCATGATGTAGACGGCGGCGCGCGGGGCGCGGCGCCGAAGGCGCTCGAAGCGCCGGCGGGCGAGGAAGGCGCGGATCACAGCACGCCCCGCTGCTTCAGGTGGAGGCGGGCGTTCGCCTTCGCGTCGCGGAGCATCAGGCGTCCTCCTTCGCATTCGCGACGGTGACGAGGCTGCAATCCTTGGCAGATCGCGTGTACGGCCCATCCTCGGAGGCGAGCCACAGATACGAGCCATGGACGGCGAGGACTGTCGTCCGCTTCCAGCCATCGACGATCACGACATCGCCGGGGGCGAAGCCCCGCGTGACGACGGCCTCGATGTCCTCAAGGCCGACGTAGTGCGATGCGCCGCCCGGCAGTGCGATGCGGTAGGGCTTGGCATAGTCCGGCCCCAGGTCGTACTCGACGCGGCAGTAGATGGCGACCACGTCGCCCGCCCTGATCTTCGTGCCCTTCGCAAGCGGCATCAGTCCTCTCCCTCGTTCGCGGCCATGGTCGCGTAGTCATGCCCGCGCTGCCACGCAGCGGCCTCGGCCTCGCGGCCCTTGGCACGGTATTCCGGCGGCACGGCGCGGCGCGAGACGCCTTCCTCGGCCGCAGCAAGGCCGGCGGCGTAGGCAATGACCTGCGCCGGATCGTCCGCGTCGATCCCCTTCGGCGCATGGTCGAGATCGCCGAGGATCATCGCGGCGCGCTCTTCGAGGGCGCCGTCATCGGCATCGCCGTCCTCGGCCGACGCATCGCCTTCAGCGTCCTTCTTCGCGGGCGGCTTCTGCTCAACGATCTCCCCGGTCTCGGGATCGATGTCATCGATCTCGCCGGCTGGCTGCGCAGGGGCAGCAAGCGCATCGAGCTTTCCAGCGAGGCGCGGCCGCTGCGGCGCCTCGGCCTTCTGCTCGGCATCGCTCGCGCCCTTGAAGTCGTAGAGGTCGTCATCGCGGCGCATCAGATCGTCGAGGTCGGTGCTCATTGGCAGCACCTTCGAGTGGCGGCGCGCGACGGTCTTTTTCGCCATCTCATCGAAGTCGGTCGCCCACGGCGTCGACTTTATCTTGCCTGCCTTGTACGCCTTCCAGGCGTCGGAGCGGTCGCGGATGCGCTCAACCTCGCCGACCGACATGACGTCCCGGCTCTTCTCGCCGCTCTTGAGCGTCGCGATCGAGTAGACCGCGACCAGCTTGCCGCGATCGCCGAGCGCCGGACGGTGCCGAATGAATGGCTCGTCGCCAAGCTCATACTCGAAAACATCGTTCTCATAGACAGCCTGGACATCCCACGTCGCGATCTCGCCCGAGTTGCGGACCTTCTTCCTGATGCCCGCGATCATCGGCTGCCACGTCACCGAGACGCCGTCGCGGGTCGGCCGCGCCACAAGCGCGCCCTCGCGGCCATCAGGCAGGAGGCCGTCCTGCGCTGCCTTCACGCAGGCGCGGAAGAGTTCGGCGCGCGGCGCGCGCAGCAGGTCGGGGCGCTCGGAGATCGCCGTGATGACGACGCGCCGGAAGCGCTCGATCGGGATGTGCGCCGGGAGCGCGGCCTGGAATTCCTCAATTCGGGCATCGAATTGATGCTTGACGACGTCGATCGGATTGCTCGCCTTTGTGGTGGCGACTTCCTTGCTCATTGCATGGTCTCCTCGTTCGGGATGATGGCGGGGCGCTGCCGACGCCCCGTCCGGCGATCAGCGGAAGGTCGCGCGCACGTCCTCGTAGACCTCAAGGCCGGGGATCGAGCCTTTGCCCTTCGTCACGCGCAGCCACGTATTCGCGGCCTTCTGGATCATCTCGCTGTCGATGTACGGGCCGAGCGGCCCCATGCTGCTCTGCACGAGCGCAAGGTCGACGATCCGCACCTTCGTGACAGTCTTGGCGCTCGCCAGCGTGCCGCTGGCGCCGCGCGCCCGCGCCAGATCGGCGGCGCGCGCCTCGGCCAGGCGCTCGGCCTCGGCTGCCTTGTCGGCCAGCGTCTCGGCCTTCGCCTCGGCCCTGTCGGCGATCGCCGCGCGGCCGGCGGCTGCCGCTTCCTCGGCCTTCCGCCGCGCCGCTTCCTCGGCCTCGCGCAGCTTGCGCGCCTCCTCCTCGGCCTTGCGCCGCGCTTCGGCGGCCTTCGCGCGCTGATATTCGGTCGCCCGATCCTCAAGGACGGACGCGATGCGGTCTAGACGCTCCGTCAGCGCCTTGAAGAATGCGTCGACGTCGCGTCCGGCCTGAAGGTAAGGCTCCTTCTCGTCCTTGCGGGCGGTGTCGACGCGCTTTGCCATCGCCCTTGCGTCCTTGACGATGACGCCGACTGCATCGAGGTCGTCGTCGCTCTTGACTGCCTTCGGCGCCCGGTTCGCGCGCTCGGCGATCGCCTCGATCTCCTGCGTGAAATGCGCATAGTTGGCCGCGAGAATTTCCTTCAGCGGCGGCGGATTGTTGTGGCCCATGGCTGCGGGGACGCTCATACCTTTTCCTCCTTCAATCGAGCCGCCGGATCGACAGGCGGCGGAATTCGGCGGGCTCGACATAGAAGCCCCGCCGACGAACAATCGGCCGCTTGATAGACCATCCCGGCAGGAATGCCCGCTCATGCTCGCCGAGCTTTGCGATGACCTCGTTCTCGATCTCCTCGATGCGCGCGCGATCGGCCGCCATGCGCTCCTTGATCTGCTCCCGCTCTTCGAGCAGCGCCGGGAGCATGTTGTCCCTCGACAGATCGAGTTCGCGGCCGTTGTCCGCGCGGAAGAGCCCGGCGATCAGCGCGCCGTCGCGGCCATAGTCCGGGTCCGGCGGCTCGTTCGCCTCGACGCTCCGCCAGAAGGCGGCGGCCTCATCACGCAGGCGCTTGACGAGGCCGGCATGCACCGGAACCTCGATGACGTGGAGGTCGAGGCCGAAGCCGACGACCATCGCCGCGACGCATGCCCACGACGCGCCGGCAAGGTGCGCCTCCTGTATCGCCTGCACCGCGATCCAGACGGGCGGCTCGATCTCGCCGTCCTCGCCGATCCACCGGCGGCGAAAGACGCCCTTCTCGACGGACTTGACCTGCACGACGCCGAAGCCAGGGCGCTCCGGGTCGACGGCGTAGGCGTCCGGCGTCGCGCCAAGCCGCGCCGCCGGGTCGCGCAGGTAGACGTTCGGCCTTTCGATCCGCCACGTCGGCCGATCGATCGCGAGCAATTCGAGCGCAGGGGCTTCGAGGACGCGGCCGCGGATCATCGCCTCGGTCTCTTCCTCGGGCTCGGCCGAAAGGCCGGCCTTTTCCATCCACAGCGCGTAGCGGCTCTTGTAGGGATGGACGCCGAGCAGCGCGCCGGCGACCGAGGCGGTGACGTCCTGCTGGCGCAGCGCGAGCCACTGCCCGCGCTGCGTGATCGGATCGATCCTGTGCTTCTCGATCCGCATCAGGTCACACCAGCAGCGCGAGGCAAAAGCCGAGAATGAAGCCGCCGATGGCGCAGAGGACGAAGCCGCCGATGGCGGAGGGCTCGCCGTGCATCTCTCGCAGCTCTCGCAGCTTGCGCTCCCACGCAAGGCGGTCGGCTTCATCGTGGTAGCTCATCGATCTTCTCCTTGGGCTCGGTGGTGACACCAGGCGCTCAGGCGCGCCTGGCAAGGCGCTCGTCGAGCAGCTCAAGCGGGCGCTCAAGCGAGGGGATGAGCGGGAGGCTGACGCGGACGTAGCCAAACTCGACGTTGCTGCCGCCTCGCCCGCTGAAGTTCATCAGGGTCGGGATGACCTTCTCGACGACGCCGCGAACCGGCGCGCCGAATTCGGTGTAGTGCTTGCGCTTCGTGATCCTCATTGCCTTCATCCATCCATTGCGCAGGGGAAAGGGGTGGGCGGCGGCGTTTTAAGCGGGGCACCCCGCTTGCCCTCTCGCCGCCGCCCGGCGGCGGCTTCAGGCCGCCACCTTGTCCAAGAGCTTGCCGGCGATGCTCTCGAAATCGACGCGGTCGTCGGTGTGCGGGATCGTATGCGCGACGCGCGTGATGCCCTGCGCGACGTCCCACACCGTGCGGATCGGCCGGCCCTCATGCTGCTCGACGCTCTCGTAGACTTCGAGCGCGCGCTTGCGGGAAAGGCCGCGACCGGCGAGGAATGCGAGGGCCTCGTCCTTGTCGTCGGCGATCTTCGCCGCCTTCGCCTTCTCGACGCCCTCGATCAGGAGGCGCGAGGAGCCTTCGGCGAATGACTGAAGCGCCGGGCGGGCCTCCTCGACGAAGCGGGCCGGTGCATACTTGCTGTGCCTCATCGAGACCTCTTGGAAGCCCTCGACGCCCCAAAGGATGCGGTTGCAGCAGATGGCGCGCAGATAGAAAGCGGCGATGCGCAGGCTCGACTTTCCGACCTCGGAATTCGTGACGTAGAAGCCCCGGAACATCAGATCATCGTCGCCGTTCGGCAGCTTGCCGACCGAGATCGGATTGCGGTCATCGACGAGGAAGATGAAGACGTCGCGGTCGCTCGCATAGAGCGTGGTCGTCTCCTTCGTCACCGGGTGCTCGGGATCATAGATCATCGTCCGCCAATCCATGACGCCCGGCACCTTCCACCGGCTGTCGCCGGTCCCGTTGCCCGCGATCTGCTGGACCGCCGCGACAACCTCATGGTCGAAAATGCGCCCGTAATCCGGGCCGGTGGCGGCGCGCAGATCGAGGCCGTCGCGGCCGTAGAGCTTGATCGCCTCGACCTCCCTGCCATGGCGCAGGCCATAGGACAGCGCATCGGCGGCGATTTGCGAGGGCAGCTTGCGGAGATATCCGGCGGGGGCACCGGCGAGCTGCGCAAGCTGGCCGAAGCTCCAATGCGTCGGCGCGACCTCGCGGCCGCCGCGCAGGCCGATCGTCATGTGGTGCGTATCTTCGAGCGTCGTCGGCTCGGGAGCGATGATCTCGATGCCGCGCGTGTCGATGCGGTCCTCGAAGGTCGCGTCGCTGCGCGCCTTGACGGCGGCGTAGAGATCGTCGAGCGACAGGAAGCGCTCGTCGTGCGGCCTGGCGATCCATTGCTTGGAAAGGTCGTTGCGGCTCTGGCCGGCGTTGATATTGCCGACCTTGAAGGCCGTCGAAGCCGGGGCCGGTGGGCGGGCGGGCGCGATCACGTTCATGCTTCTCCTCCATCTGCGCGTCGTTGCGAGATGTGGAGACGTTATGCGAGATTTTTGGAAAAGCAAGCCGTTTTCCAAATTTCCAAACGAAAAATTCCAGACGCTACGGCTTGGACGTGGCATGCCCGTTGCTACGCGCGGGCGTGCGCGTGCGCGTGCGCGCGTTGTTGAAACTCTCTCCTCTATAAGGGAACACTCTTCTCTACTCTCTTCTCTATAGGGGAAGGGCGTAAGCCCTTCCCCATAAGTAGACGTTGTAAGAGAAGAGAATAAGTAGACGTTGTAAGAGAAGAGAACTGTTGTTGCTGAAGGAGAACTGATGTTGAGAGAAGATAACTCGTTTTCCTTCGAGAAGAACGTTGATGGCGTTCGCGCGCGCGTGCGCGCGACGCCTCAGAGGGGCATGACTGCCCCGACGACCTTCGCGATCATGCGCGCCTTCCCGCCGGGCTCGTCAGTCTGGCCACCGCGCACGACAATCGGCTCGACGCCGTTCGCCCGGTATTCCGTCCGATCGGGGAAATGCTGAAGCTCGCGAGCGCTGATCTCGATCTCGACGCCATCAAGGCGCGTGTGCTCGACGATGACGAGCGATCCGTTGCCGACCTCGTTCTCGGCGCCCTCGATGCAGATCAGAAACATGCCTTCGATGATGCCGCGAGAGGCGAGCGCGTCGCCGCGGACAGCATAGACGACCTGCCGGGCCTTGGGATGGCGCGGATCGGGCGCGACCGGGATGAGCCGGTCGGGCGGGCGATAGGATGCGGCCTTGCGAAAGACGCCAGCCTCGACGACGCCGCGATATGGGATGCCGCCTTTGATCCGTGTCGACGGGAAGGGCGCGTCGCCGGGCGGTGATCCGGGGACGTCGCTTTCGCCGGTCAAGTATTCGATTGAGCAATTCAGTGCTTTCGCGAGCCTTACCGGCCCATCGCCCTTAAATGACTTCTTCTTCCCGATGAAAAAATCATAGATGAAATGACTGCCTTTGCCTGCGCGTTTCGCTGCTTCGAACTGATTTATATTTAGTGCGCGCAGTCTGGCCTCAACCCTATCGCGCCTGATCATACCTTTCTTCCTTCATCGGCTGCCGCCGTTGCTTTGCACAATAATCCCGGTTTGGAAAAGCCGCAAGGCGTCTTGACTTGCGCGATCATTTACCCTCGTCTTTTTCCAAATCGGATGACGATTTTTCCAAACGCGAACAACAGGGCTGCCCACATGAGCGAATTCACACCGATGCTCCCCATGCTGAAAGACAACCTCCGGCGCGTCGTCGACGCCTACTGCGCGCACACCGGCCTGAAGCAGAGCTCCGCCTTCATCAGGGTCATCGGCTCGGCGACGCCTCGGACGATCCTCCTCGATCAGGAGGCGGACATGAAGGCGGGCAAGTACGACGAATGGCTTCAGCGCTTCTCGAACGCCTGGCCCGACGACCTTGAGTGGCCGGCGGGCGTCGCGCGCCCGCCGAAGACCGGCGGGCAGGAGTGAGCGGCTATCGAAGGAGCGAAGCATGGCAAAGCGAGTGACAGCGGCCGGCCTCGGTCGGGGCAATGGCTACGACGGCGACAAGCTCCGCGCCTACGTCGAGCGGATCGAGAGCCTTTTCGAGGAGATCGAAAGCTCGAAGGGAGCGCACATGAACCGCTGCCAGAAGATCAGGGGCAGCATGGATGTCGTCTATGAGGAGGCGAAAGCGCTCGGCATCCCGAAGAAGGTGCTCAAGGCGCACGTCGACCTGCGGCGCCTTGAGGCGAAGAAAGCGAAGCTCGTCGAGAAGCTGACCGATGAGGAGGTCGATGACTTCCAGGCGATGGCCGACGCGCTCGGCGACTTCGCGACCCTGCCGCTCGGCATGGCAGCGGTGCGCCGCACCGCCGATCCTAGTGACGCCGACATCCTCAACAGCCTGACGGAGTGATGACCGTGGCTTGGTTTTCAGTGACGACCACCATCCGGGCGGGCAACGGCCAGAACGTCGTTTTCGCCTTCCGCGCGCCGGAAGGCGTGAACACGATCGACGACTTTGCTGATGAGCTTTCCGAGCACGGCGTCATCACGGGCGAGCGCTTCCGCGTGACGAACGCCCGCGCCGGGCGCAAGGGCGTGCTCGATGAGCGTCGCGACATCATGCTGACGCGCGAGGGCATCGCTGCCGTCCAGCCATTTAGCAACCCCGAGGACTTCGAGATTTACGAGTAGCGCGGAGGGGGCGATGCGCGATGAGGAGCTGCCGAGCATTCTGGCGCTGGACTTGGCGCGGCGGATGGGGTGGGCCTATGGCACGCCTGGGACGCCGCCGCGTCACGGATCGGTCACGCTCGGCCCGCCGGGATCGGACATCGACACCATCGGCGCGGCTTTCGTCCGGTGGATGACGGATTTCAAGAAGCTGAGCCCGGTGGACGTCCTCTATGTCGAGGCGCCCGTCTCCGCTTCGCACATGGCGGGCAAGACGAACGCGACGACGCTGCTCAACCTCTACGGCCTTTATGCGCTTTCCGTTGTCATCGGGAAGATGGCCGGCATCGGAAAGCGCCGGATCGCGTCTGTCCAGCAGGTGCGAAAGCACTTTCTCGGGACGGCGCGCCCGGCGGACAAGAAGAAGGCCGTCATTGCCCGCTGCCGCATGCTCGGCTGGCAGCCGCAGGACGACAACGCGGCCGACGCGCTCGCCCTGTGGGCCTATGGCTGCGCGGAGGAAGCGCCGCGCGCGGCGATCGCGACCGCCCCGCTCTTTTCCGCGAATGGCGTGCCGACCTTCGCCAGCGTCGACACGGAGGTCCCGTTCTGATGGCCGGCGCGTATTACAACGAGATCGATCCGTATGCGGCTGCCTGGCTGCGGGAGCTTATCCGCCAGGGGCTGATTGCGGAGGGGGATGTTGATGAGCGCTCAATTGTCGATGTTCGACCGGACGATCTGCGGGGCTTCACCCAATGCCATTTCTTCGCAGGAATTGGCGTCTGGTCCTACGCCCTCCGGCGGGCCGGCTGGGGTGATGATCGACCCGTTTGGACCGGGAGTTGCCCGTGCCAACCTTTCTCCGTCGCAGGCCGAGGCGCTGGGTTTGCTGACGAGCGGCACCTTTGGCCGCACTGGCACCATCTCATCGCACAGTGCCGCCCTCCAGTCGTCCTTGGTGAGCAGGTTGCGAGCGCGGACGGCCTCGC